GTTCATATTATCACTAGGTCCCAAATAATCAATGTTACAAGTCCACGGTTCGAAAGGCTGCCATTTTTCATTACGATAATGGTCATTGCAAATCTTGTGATAAGCCAAGAGCGGAAACAAAGACAAATTAGGACTATTCGTGATTGAAGACGCCTCAAAAGAAGTAAAGTCCAAAGAATAGCCGGAATCATTAAAATCTGAAATATCAAAAGTCACTTCATCACGAATAAACTCAGTAGCCATAGCATAAACATCATACTGAATAACAGCACTAAAATTACCATAACCTAAAGCCATCAACAATTTAGCAGCACGGCAAAGACGGTAACCATCACAAACGAAAACATCTCTATACGAAGATGATGCATTACACCAATCCCTAAATTTAACAGCAGAACGAGCAGCATAATTAGGAACAGCTTTAAAATAATCGGCAAATGCCGAAAGAGTGTGCTGATACATGAGGTCTAACCAAGAAGCTAAATCTACATAAGAAATATAAGGCATAGAAGTAGAAATCTTAGAAGCTTCTGTCGAACTACTAGCAAACTTTGAAATATTCTGTCCGGCGTCACCTTTAGTCATATTATTAACCTGTTGCTCAAAATACTTCCAAAGAGACTGAAAAGGTACAAAATAGTACTGAATATTCTCACGAATACGAGTGAACGCATCAGTATTAAGCGCAGCAGTACGAGTTTTACCATTATAACCAATCTTAAAAGTCTCATTAGGATTTACCCATTGAGAAAACACAGGTAACAATTCGCCAATCTGTGCAGTAAACATATGACGATGAGACAAATCAAATGCATTTCTATTCACCTTATTTTTAAGGCGATGCATACCTAAAACTTTATTAGCCATAAAATTAATTTTTATAAGAATCCACAACCGCTCTATGTTTAATATTTTCAGTATAATCCATATTAGCTTTTTGAACTTGATACTGAAAAATAGAGCGTGTTTTTAAAATATCAAAATCATATGTTCCCGTAAAAGGAGACATACTAGCGTAATTTTCATACGCAAAGAGTTTATCATCTTCCAAAGCTTGAAAATACTGAACCATATTTTGATAATCTTTCCAGGCAATGAAATCAAAACGTAATTTTAAACATGTGTACGAATCCAAACCTAAATAGGATGATAGCGAATAGTGATGATGTGCAGCATAAAGCAATGACTTTAAAGGATTGACAGAACCGGAACTGTTATATATCGGTTTAGCAAAAGTTTCAACATACCGACGAACAGCTCGATACTGATAAATATATTTATATAACGCAGAAGTATCTGGGTCAAGTACCCACAACATAAACTCCCTTACGAATGAATCGTTATAAATTTCACCTGACGAACCGAAGAATCGGCGGGCGCAGAATACCACCGAACGAAATAGGGAAGAAGTTGCGTTAACATCAAAGAAGGAAGAACCTGTAAATCTGACGGACAATTGAGAGTAATACGCATCTGACATGGAAATAAGGCGTCTGACACCTTTTTTGTTAACAACATAATCTGTTGTAAGTGCTTCGAAGTCTCTAGAGGTAAAAAGTTCTTTAATCTCTGATTTGCTCTTTGAACCCAATAAGATTGAGTGAAAACTCCTTTGTGGAAACTTAACAAGCACTCGAGGGAAATCAGAATGTTGTGTAAGATACTTAGAAACGTATTCTTGCATATTGCCATCGGTAACCTTTGTAGTCGTATCACCATAGAGCCATAATTGAGCCAAATCGAGTTTAATACAAACTTCCCTTGAATTGTCTTTTGTGGACATTGGCAAAGACCGAACATTCCTAAAATCTGCTCTCGCTCTAGGCGAGTCGTGGAATAGTAGGATGTGATAATGCGGACGGAATGATTGTGTACCGTACTCGCAAATAATGTAGTAGCGTATTTTTTCACCATATTCTTTTAAAAACCATTTTCTTAAACGACCTATATATTTTCTAATATCATCATACCAAAGTATGGGGATAACAGAATTATTACGTATACCCCGTGACCGAGACGGAAATCTGCTATAATATTTGTCAATACGTGCATAGTAGTCACGAAGCATAGCAACAGTATCTATAGTTCCAAAATCTGTAAGTTGAAAAGACTTAGAAATTTTATCCTCAACAAAATAAAAACTTTTAGTTCTACGATTATATTTTTTAATAACCCGGTTAGGAACACGGACAGCATAACCAAACGGATACATATAAGAAGTATCTATATACGGAAGATGTTTATCATCATATGTATTGGTAAGAAATTCAACATATTTATGTTTGGAAGCTTCTACCTCAAGTATTTTGAAAAGATGCTCCTGGGAGGCAACACGGCATTGAATACACGTGTGGCAACCAACAAGAGTAACACCATGCCGACCAACGACAGAAACAGGATTATTGCATCGAGGAAATAAAGCCATAACTATGTATTAAAATAAATTACCACTATAACAACTTAAAATAACCTTATCGGTAACACGACCGCCACTTTTGGAAAAATCCAAAGGACAATACATTTCAATCTCTTTCAACGTTTCAGCAAGATAGGGTTTAGACTGACCGCTACAATATGCCTGTTTACGCTGAATCTCTCTGATGACTTTGAGGGCAGTCAAATAATCTTTAGCCGTCATAAGCAAAAAAAAACTAAATACGTTTGTACCACTGATATTCATGTTCCCAAGAGACAGGTGAAGTAGTCATAGATTTCACAACAACTACACCAGGTAAAAACAAACAGATGAACTCATCAATTTTGCCATACTTAACGATATATTCGACACCGTTAACCTCAACAATATAACAACGACTATTCAATTTCACCATAAGGCTTAAAATTTTTAGAGCGGACAGAACCGCCATGTTTGACATATGTGGTATCAACAGTTACAATTGTAGTGCGACCACGAGCAACTACATTGTGAGACGTACTGCAAGAAGCCAAAGAAGTGACTCCGAAATAAGCAGCTATCAACCCAAGCGCATAGATAGCGACTTTGAGGATAATTTGTATAATTTCCTTTTTCATGGCGCAAAAATAAAGAGAAGAAATGAAAGCACCAAATTTGTTAACACTATTTAAGAAAGTAATTACAGGGGGAACAAAAGCGCAGTAACTAGGGAATATGTATTCCCGCTTTTGCCTACCTCAAACAAGAGAGTAGGAATTTTCGGGGGAAAATTTTCATAAAAAGGTAGTTAGTAAAGAGTTACAGACTTTTCCGCGCGAAGCTAAGGTTTTTCTAGCAGACAAACCAAAACAAAATATCTGTTTAGTTAAATTGTGTACGTACGTATAAAATGCGCACGCACACAAATACAAAACAGATACATTAAGAGTATAATATAAATTTTTATTATTTCATAAGAAAAATATGGATTTTTACGGAAGATATTTATGTTGAATGAGAATTATCTAAAAACGTGTTTGCATTGTTCAACGTACAATTAACAAATATTTAACTAAATTATTTGATAGTACAAAGTGAATATAACTCAATGGGATATGCAACCGAAAAAAGAGTAGGCAGTTTATATTGCTATAAAAGTGAAAAGACAGCAGAAGGAGACCGAAGAATAAAAGAAACACTTATCAAAGTAGAAAAATAACAAAAAGGGCGCAAGGGTTAACCTTTGCGCCCAAATTATTATCTATAACCTGTAGGGTTATAATCAGGGTTTTCACGATAAGCATCAAGCCAAGATTTACCACTCGGTGGCGGTGTCGATTCGCTACCCGTAGAAGAACCTTTATTAAATCTAGGCTTAGGTGTAAAGTTACTAACACCATCAGAGATATTTTTAACCATACGGGAAACAGATTCGACACGCTCAAAGATTTTATCGGTATCATAACTATCAACACGCTTATTGGTAAGAGATGTTTCTGATTTATACATACCACTAAGGGAACGTATCAAATCCGGCTCTTGCATCAACTTATTAAGTGACCACTCATTCTGTTGTATATTCAAATCCAACAGGTGCCTATAAGGTGTTTGACGCAGAAGAGATTCTGCTTTACCAAGCGGCATTTTACCTAACATAAAGTCAGTATAATATCGTGACATTTCATTAGTCATATTTTGACCAGAAGTTAAAGAGCCATAATATTTACCTAATTTACCCAGATAAGAAGCATTGGCACTAGCATTGGTTAAAGCGGCACGACCTTGCATTAAAGCTGCCTGTCCTTGGACAGTGGCAGCATGAGCAAACGTTTGCTGAATAGAAAGCCAACGCCCATAATTTTCAGTCTGTTTAAGCGTATACTTACCGTCAGCAATATCACGAAAAGCAGAAGCATAGAACGACATAGTTTGAGCAACATTCTTCTCAACTTCTTGCGGCATAACATTGTAGAGACTGAAAGCTTTTAAGCGAGCATCATACATAGCATCAAAACCTTGCCAATTAGCCAATTCAGCCTTAAATTGCTCTTGTAACAGTCTATTCTGATAAGTATCTTGAGCGAATTTATAAGTCATTTTTTGCAAATCGGTTTGAGATTCAATAAGACCTTTTTGCGCAACATTAATACCCTCAATAGACTTATTCACATTCTCTTGAGACTTTTGAAGAGAAACGGAAGCATCAACGGAACGCATAGTATTATATCCCGCAAGACCACTATCAGCAGCATCAGCAATAAACGAGTAATCGGTAGGCATCATTTGAGCAGATTCCGCAGCGGTAGCAGCAACACCACTACCAACATTACCACTTGCGGAAACGTCACCGAGAAGAGCATTAAGACCCGCAGCACGCATATCATTAGCTTTAGCGGAAGACGTACCATACATACGATACATCATTTCTTGCCAATCTCTAAGTTTTTTGGCTTCTGCAGCATTAAACTTATTTTGCTCTTGCATGATTTTATAATTCATTGCATTAGTTTTATCAGTATTATGTTTACCGAACAAACCACCGACTAACGAACTAGCAATACCTAAAGCACCACCTACAAGAGCGCCAGGAACGCCACCAGCTGCAGCACCAGCAACGGCACCACTACCAGCAGAACCGAGAGCAGTACACTTATTTAAACGAAAAGGAGTACCGCCAAAAGCGGCAGCACTCCGAACAATAAAATTAGACAACATAAGCAAAATCATTTAAAGATTTCCATAAGTCGAGACTGAAATTCTTGATTTTCTTTCTCAAGTTTATCTTTCTCTTCTTTTTCCTTTGCCGCAGCAGCCGCCTTCTCCCGAGCGTCCTTATCCTTAGCAGCAAGTTCTTTCAAATAACTCATCTTTTCACTAGCCGTTTGAGTATAACGACTAGGGCATGAATTAATAAGCTCATCATCAGTCAGAGAACCAAAGGTCTCTTCAAACTGAGAACGGAAATTAGAATTATCAATCATAGGCTGAAGAGATTCTTTAATCTCTCGCAAAGTTTGTGCATCAACACGCATATTATCAATACGTTGCAACAAAGATACATCAGTATGAAAAGAAGTTCGCAAAGGAACATTATTATCATCTACGGAAGTGACTTCATGCTGAACTTCCTCATAAACAGGAGGAACATAAACTACTTTATTTTTAGCTTTCATAATCAAACAACATTAAATTATTTTGAATAAGGCAAACCGTACATACTGAATGGGCGAACAGCCACGCAAGTATTAACACTGCCAATAAGAAGTTTATCATCATTCACAGTACCCGACCATTGATTTACAAAGATAGGATAGAGCAAAGATGCTCGACACTTAAACAAATCTTCGATACTATCGTAATCGGTAACACTAACAGAACCACGATTTCGACGCCATGAAGACAAAAAAGATTGATCATAACCTGTAACCCAAGTAGAATAAGTACCACAGAAACCACCCTCATAGTAATCACGAGCACTTTTCAATTCCGCATATCTAGGAGAATAACCATAAGTAACAGACATATCCAAAGGGCTAGCTTGATAATCATACGGAACCAAAAAGTCGTTCAAACCCATCAATGGAGCGCTCAACTCACAACGATATTGTGTTTGCATACCAATAGAATCTGCTTCCGGAATAGGAAAATCAGATGCATCAGTCTTAAACAAATTTCTATCAATACCAACATGAGAATAATCAAGCTGGGGGATAGCCCGATAAATTCCGATAATCATACCGTAGGTAGTAGAGGTAAATTTGCAACCTGCTGACAAATCACCAATACCGATAGCCTTAATCTCCGGCTCTCCGCCATTCTGAAAGTTAGTATTAACCTGTGGATTTATACTAAGAGTTTTATCATCACCACCAATGAAAACAGAAACACGAGAATCAACCTTTGGCTTAATACCAAAATGAGCAAGAACCTGTGCAGCAAAGTCGGGGTCATTGCTATTCTGAATTTCCTTATATTTTTGCAGAGCAGTAGCAGAACGCAAAGCAGAAATTTTCATAGAAGCATCAGCAGTAAGCTTACCACTAAAACCAACAAGCTGAAGACCTGTAGAAGCAGTTCTAACAGGTGCAACATAACCATCATAAGCAGGAACTGGAGCGGAATTGGCTTTTTGTAAACTATCGTCTGAAATGTAAGAACTACCGCCAAAAATTGCACCCTTAGTACCATCAGCAGCATCATTAATACGGAAAAGTGCATCAGTTTTATTCAAACCGACAGAAACTGCAGACTCATCGCCATACTGCGCACGTGGAAGTACTGATGTAAAATAATCAATAGGAAGATTAGAATTTTCCAAATCAATAATAGACGTCATCAAAGTATTAAACGTACTAGACTGTATGAAACTCTTAGCGTTCATATTATCACTAGGTCCCAAATAATCAATGTTACAAGTCCACGGTTCGAAAGGCTGCCATTTTTCATTACGATAATGGTCATTGCAAATCTTGTGATAAGCCAAGAGCGGAAACAAAGACAAATTAGGACTATTCGT